GACCTCCTAACGGCAGTGGAGGCCCCGCGGTTGCCGCGCTTCAAAACCTCTCAAGCCCAAGACCCGCATAAGGCTTTCGGGCTTTATGCCTATCACTCAGGCCGACGCGATCAGCACGACGTATGGCTGACGCTGCTGACCGGAGAAGCACCGAAGGAGCAGAACAGTGAGTGAAGAAAAGCAGGCCGTGGTTGACACGACCCAAGCAGCGGCACCGCCGGCTGCGACGGACGACAGCGCACGGGTAGGCGTGGACCCGCTCGATGAACTCTTGACCCAATGGGATCAGAGTGAGGCGAACAAGGCCCCCGTTCCACCTCCCGTACCGCCTACACAGCAGACTCAGGAGGTCGTCCCGCCTTGGGCTCAAGACCTCCGCAATCGGCTCTTTAAGGAGGACTTGAACAAGGCTGTTTCTAACATCTTTGGCGAACTGAAAATCGCGCTCCCAGTAGAGGCGAAGATCGGTTGGATTGATCAATTGGCTATAAACAATCCTGCTCTCGGGCGGGCTTTTATGGACAGGATCAATAACCCGAGAGCTTGGGAACAGGCTGAGAAAGCCATATCGAAGAAGATATGGAACGACTTCAAGTCTTCCCAGGTGGACGAAACAGCCACCGCTGATCACGAGGCTGTTGCGCAAGCGGTTCGGGGCGCGTCAACCAACAAGGTCGCCACGGAACCCGCCCCCAAATTCGGGCGAATGTCCAACGCCGAGTTTCGCAAGTACGCTATAGAGCAGTACGGCTTCGATCCCGGCGTGTAAGTGGTGACCTCCAGGCCATAGGAGACAACGATGGCCCTGACAGTCACCGACGACGTAACTATTCTCACCAAGCCGATCAATGCCGTCTTTCAGCAGACCTTTCTGCGCCGTGCGCAGCAGGTTTGCCCGTACTTCACGGGGACGGTTCCCGGCCAACTGAACAGGCAGCAAGGCACGTCCACCATAAAGTGGCGGCGTATCGAGCAGCTTGCCCCCTCGACGGCGGCATTGTCCGAACTGACCGGCGCGCTTGCGTTCATGGGCGGCCGTTCCTCGGTCACGCCGACGTTCACTGATGTTTTGGCCACAATGAGCAAATATGGCCAGTTCTACATCGTCAACGAAGAAGTGGACCTGTTCAACCCGAACGGCACCACGAATGAGCTGATCGGGACGCTCGGCGAGTCCGCCGGACGTTCGCTCAACCAGCTCATGCGCAACGTGTCCGAGGGAACGCTGCCGCAGGTCTACGCCAACAACGTGGCGTCGCTGCGTTCGGTCGTCGCCAAGGTTGCAACCGGCGACCTCAACTACGTTATCAACCAGTTGTCGCGTAACGCGGCGCGGACCTTTACCGCCATGTCTCCCGGCGCCGTCGAGATCGGCACAGTGCCGATCCTGCCGTCGTTCTGGGCCTTCTGCCACCCGGACGTTGCGGTGGATATTGCCGGTCTGACCGGCTTTACCTCGGTGGAGAAGTACGCACAGCAAGTGTCGATCGCCATCGGCGAGTTTGGCACCTATTCGCTGGCCGGCCGCGGTCTCCGGTTCATCCAATCGGAGGATGCCTCGATCGGCCTAGCAGGCGGCGGTGCGGTGGGCGGCGGTATCCGCGGCATTACCAACACTGACGTGTACGCCATCGTAGTCATTGGTCAGGACGCACTGGGATCGGTCGGCCTGGGCCTGCGTCACACCGATGGCACCTACAAGGCCGGCGACAATACCGGCGGATGGGAGATCATCAACCATCCGGTGGGATCGAGCGGAGCAGCAGACCCGTTCAACGAAATCGCGACGTTGGCTTACAAGTTATTTTTTGCCGGCGCGGTTTTGAACTCAACCTGGGGCTTCTCGATCCGCAGCGGCGCCAGCCTGCTCGTTCCGTAATAACGGAAGGAAAACGCGGCCCCCGTCATGCGTGGCGGGGGCTGTAAACCTATGGAGTTTTCATGGGCGCTATTCTGACCAGAATCGATGACCCGCGCGATAATCTGATGAAGATGACGCGCGATGAACTCTATGACTACGGCAAGGAGAACGGCATCGAGTTTCCGCAAGGCCGCGATACGCCGGCCTTTGATGGGACCAGTGCTCCGGTTCCGAATATGGTGGCCATATTACGCGCTCGGGGACTGCCCGGCCGCGACAAGTCGTACCGTCAACTCGGCGCTCCGCAGCCGCTCCTTTCTGATCCGCCGGCATCATACAGCAACAAGATATTGCCCAAGACGCCACCGCCCATTCCATCGCCTACGTGGGACCGGGATCAGGAACCGCCGCCTCCTATTGAGAAGATGACCATGGGGCAGATGCGCAAGGAGTGCAAAAGCCGCGGCATCAAGATGGAGCGACGGGACAACATGAACACGTTGCGGGACAAGCTCCGTGGCCAAAACGCTGCTTGATGGCGTCAACCAGACGCTATTGCGGGTAAACATTATCGCCGGGAATGCGGGGCTGCTCACGTCGCTGACCAATTCGGCGCTGCAGCACAACATCGACGTTGCAATCCAGGTCATCAACGAGAGCATCGGCCGTCTTTATCAATACTCCGAAAAGTCACTACCGATCGAGCAGGCGGAAGGCAGCATCGTTCTTGCCACCGGCGTGCGGGAATACGCACTCGCCGCCGATTTTGTCATGATGATGTGGCCGTTCCGGGATCGGGTGAACACGCAATACATCAATGAATACACGCAAGGCTATAACGCGCTTCTCGACCTCGACCCGCAACAGAACCAGAGTTCGCAGCCGCTGTGGGGTGTCATCAGCCCGATCACCGGCAAGCTGCGCGTCGAATTTGCGCCCGACATTACCGTAAACGGCCGGCAATATTTCTACGAGTACGAAAAGCTGCTGGTGATGGTCAATGCAACAGACACCATGCCGTTTCTCGACTCGGTGTTCTGGCAGATGATCCCGGTCTGGGCTGAACTCTATAGCCGCGGCATGCGCAACGCTTTCGACCAGGGCATCTACAAGGAAGCATTAGGCATTGCCTCCAAGCTGCTGACGCAAGAGAAGCAGAGAACCAACTATTCCCCGAGGGGCTGATGGTACAGCGCATCGGACCCGAGGAAAACAATGTCACCCTCAAATTCGGCGGCGGGTTGCACACCAGGGCATCGCCGGACGAGATCGACGGCCGCGAGGCGGCGGGCGGCTTCAACTTCACTATCGATATTCAGGACCGCAACCTCAAGAACCGGCCGCCGTTCGATCTTGTGGGTACGGCGCCTAACGCCGGAGCCATCCGCGGCGCTGCCAGCCTGTTAAAAACGGACGGCACCGTAACTACGATATTCCAGGCCGGGAACACTATCTACAAGTGGGACGGCCACTCGGGCTTTACAAATGTCGGCTCCTGCAGCTCCGGCTGCCAGTTGCGCGGGCACTGGAAAACCCACGTCTGGAACCTGAGCAATATCGTTCTGATCACCGACTTGACGCTGACCGATACGGTGTATCAGTGGGACGGCACGACGTTCAGCCATCCGGTGTTCACCGACCAGGCAGGAGGCGCGTTCGGCAATTTCTTCGCCAAGTATTGCGCCGTGCAGGACGAGAGGGCCGTATTTGCCAACGTATTTGCAGGCACTGCCACACCGCAGATGATCGTCGGCACCAAGCGCAGCGTCTACACGCAGTTGACTGTGGTCAATCGTCCGTCATCGTCGCTCGGGGCCGCCGATCCTTTTTTCCTTCTGTCCAAGGACCAAAAGCCGATCAATGGCTATTTGACTACCTATCTCGGGACGATGATCTCGACGGAAAAGGGCGAGATATTTAACCTCACCGGGACCGACTCCACGAACTTCGCCTTTGCCACGTTCTATGCCGCCTCGTGTGCTGCGGGTGTGGAATCGATCGAGGAAATCGGCAACGACTTCATTTATGGCCGGCCAGGGCGCATCGAGAGTGTGCGAGACACCAACACTTTCGGCAATTCAACCGCATCGGACCTCACCGAAATCGTTTCTGATCAGGTCGCCGCCTATACCGGATGGACCATCGTATTCAACTCGCGAACGCGCAAGACGTATTGTTTCCCGGCCGGGGTTTCCGAGTGCTGGGTGTTGGATGCGGCAATCCGCGATGCAAACCAGATCAGTCCATGGATGCGCTGGAAAACCAGTCATCCGATGGCGTTCCAGCCTACGATGGTGATGTCGCTGCTCGATCCGGTGGACGGGCTCGAATATATCTTCATGGGCGACGCGACGGGCCACATCTACCGGATGGAAGGAACGGGAGCAAACGGCGACGGCGGCACCAGCACCATCAACATGCAGTTCCTGTCGAAACTCATATCGGCGCGGCTGGACGCCAAGGCATACGATGTCGAGGGCTACATAAAATATAAGCAGCAGCTCGTAGCCGCAGTCACGCTGACATTCCAGTACCAGGGCGAAAATATTTTTACGAACTCGCTGACGACCACGCTTGCCGGAGCGGGAGCCGGCAGCTACTGGAGCGGAACATCGTATTGGGGCGGGACGACCGCATCACCGGGGGCGGGTTTCTGGGGCTCGTTCACCGGCCGTTTGACGCGCAACAAGTTCAGCATTCCCGGCAATGCAAACGAGTTTCAGGTGCTGACCGAGGTCACCGGCAATAATGCTGTCTCCATCAACGAAATCGGAATCCGCTTCCGCGCTTCGAGTTCGTAGCAAATGGCGGCTGTCGCAGACGTTGCGGCGCACCGTTAACTACCGCCCGATCGAGGCCGACGACATCAAGTATTTGTGGGCGGCGTACAAGCAGGGTGCGTTCCCCGACATGGAGCCGGACCTCGAGCCGGACGAGTTCAAGGAAGCGTTCTATAGCCTTGTGCAGGCGAAATTTCATGCGGTGTGGACGCTGTTTGGGCCGACCCGCAAGGGGTTAATCCCGGTCGGCGTGGTGTTCGCGGCCTGGGCTCCGAATGGGCCATTTCTGATCGTTACCGGCGCGGTGTGGATGCCATGGGCGAGCAAGCGCAACATAGTCGAGTGCATGGTCGGGTTTCTGAACGGCGTTCGCAAGGAATTTGCGCTGCAATTCTACGCTTTGCCGGAACACAAACGGCTTTATGAGGTCTGCGCGATGCACGGAGCCGTCAGACGCATTGGCACTTCGTATACTGCCATCGCCGGCAAGCATGCCGCCATGTTCGAGACCAGGGCGCCGTAAATGTCGTTCCTCAGCGGCAAAGGCCCGAATATATCGACGCCGACCGCCTTCCAGCCTGCGGGCTTTACCAGTTCCGGCTTTACTGGCAGCTATGCGGGCGGCTCCTACAATGTGGCCCCTACTGCTGGGTTGTCGTCAAATGTCGGCAATTTGGAACTCACATTCGGGAATGCGTCCAGGGCATTCAGCAATCTTGCCAATACGGTAAAGCTGGGATTTTCGCAATTCCGCCAGGCCGGATTGGCCGACCTGACTAATCAGCAGAGTGCGGCGCGATCCAATCTGCAGGATACTCTGGCGCAGCGGCGCATTCTCGGTTCGTCATTTGCCAATGCGCAGCAAAGCCAGCAGGATGCCGAATTTGCAGCAAAGCGCGACCAGTTCATCGCAGAGTCGTATCTTGCGGAATTGGAGGCGAGTAACAAGCTCATTCAGGAGCAGTTTCAGGCCAAGACGCAGCAGTTTGCGGTCGGCATCAATGAAATGAATTTGGAAGCCGGGATTGCCGCCGATCTGTCAGCCAAGGCGACATCCTCGATGGCATCAATAGCATCAGCACAAGCGGAACTCGACGCAAAGGCTCAGGCAGGTGTCGGTAGCTTCTTCGGAACCCTTGCCAGCGGCGGATTAGGCGCATTCGGCAAGTATGCCGGAAGCCCTTCTGGTTCTAGCGCGCTTACTTCACTGTTCGGCGGTGCTGGCGGCGCAAGCAGTGCCGGTGGTACGGCGGCGGCTGCGACAGGTGGAGAAGCATTACTGTCCGATGCCGAAATGGAAGCAACGCTTGCTGCTCTGGCATGAGGAAATAACATGGCCGGCATCGGTTTTGGTCTTGGTGGGTTTGCCAGCGCATTTCAGCAGGGAATGCGCGACAACAGCCTTGCCGATTATCGGCAACAGGAACTCAAGCTGCAAGAGCAGGCGCAGAAGAACGCCGAACAACGTTTCCAGACCACCCGCATCGATCAAATCCGCTCCGATGCAATGAAGAACATTGCAGAGGGTATCGAATCCATCAAGATTGCCCATCCCGAGATCGGCAACGATCAGATTTCAAAGCAATTCATGCCGTGGGTCGAGCAGGTAGCAGGGTTGACCCAGAAATCAGGTCTAGACCCGGCTACGGTCTATTCGCAGTTCGCCACCGCGTTGGCCAGGCCGCCAAAGACGCAGACCGCAGCAGCCATGACAGCCGCAACGACCGAGCCGAAGGTCGAGAAAATGACCTCCGCGTCGGGGGATCAAAGCATTGCCATCGTGGACCCGTACAAGAAAACCGTGGACTACCCTGGCGGCCAGCCGGATACGTCGGTGCCGTCGCCGCGCGAGGGCCTAGAGCCGGGTGAGATCGACACCAATTTCCGAGACGCACTAGCCAAGCGTGCGGGACTGACATCGGAAGAACTGGACGTAGCGGGCCGTTCCTGGGCCGCTGGGAATCCCACGGCCGTGCAAAATCTCGGGCGCAGCCGAGGGGGAGAAGCACAAAAGGCCATAAGAGCATGGGGCACGCATACTCTTATGCGTGAAGAAGGACTTTCTGCAAAAACCGCTGCGGAAGTATTGGCAAATAACGTCATAGAATTTAGCGGTATGAAAGCTGGTGCTGCTTCTCTGGCGCGCAGAGAGGCGCAAGTTATTGGTGCATCCGAAACAGCCATGCAGACCGCGCCGCGCGTTACCGAAGCGTCAGATGCCGTGGACAGGACCAAATACTCTGACATCAATGCCATCATCCTGGCGGGAAAGCGAAGAACAGGGGACGAAAATGTCATCCGCTTTGGCATCGCGGTGAACACCTTTATCAACAATTATGCGCGGGCAGTCGGAGCCGGGAGTGCGACGCTAACCGATACTGCCCGCGCCGAGGCAACTGCAAATCTGCAATTGGCATGGTCTAATGGACAAATCCATGCCGCCATCGATCAGATGCTCAATAAGGAGCTGCCTTCGGAAGTCACGGGCGCCAAGTTGGGCATGCGGGAATTCCTCAAGCAGCGGGGGTATGCGGTTCCTCCCGGCGGTTCCGGCGGTGGTGGCGGCGGTGGTAAGGGCGGCCCATCAAGCATGTCCGATGACGAACTCAAGAAAAAGCTCGGCATTGGACCACGGAGCGAGAGTAGTCCCGGCAACAAGGTTGCAATGGATGCTACTGAACGGCAGGGGTTTCAGAGGCGTATCGACAACGCAGAAAGTGATAAGGATATTTTGAAGATACGCAAAGAACTTGAAAAGCGCGGGATCGACCCCGAAACTATCCCTGCACTGCGGATGGGATAAATGGCCGACAATAGATATGAGCTTTTGGCCGAAGGCTACCGCCGTGGTATTCTACCGCCGGACATGAAGGCGGCCTATGAAGAGGCGCAAAAGCGCGGCCTGTTCGTTGCGTCTGAAATGCAGGCATCGCAGCAGCCGGACTACGGCAAGATGTCAGCAGGCGAGATCGCCACTTCGGCTGTTGAGCACGTAGGACCTAGTGCATTGCAGATGGGCAAGGACATCTATCAAACCGTCCGACACCCGATTGAAACCGCTACAAACATTGGCAATATCGGCAAGGGCGTGCTGCAGAAGCTCGGCATCATGGAAGGCAAGGATGCGGAACCGTATGCCGATGCGGTCGGACAATATCTAGTAAAAAAATATGGGTCTGGAACTGCCATCAAAGAGACAATGGCGACCGATCCTTTAGGTTTAGCGGCAGATTTGTCTATGCTACTTACTGGAGGCGGCGGCGCCGCAGCGCGAGTTCCTGGCATCGTTGGCAAAGCTGGACGGGTAGCTCAGAAGGCTGGAGACATCGTTAATCCCCTTAATGTAGCAGGACAAGCCGTCAAAGGCGCGGCAAAGGCGGGATCGGAAGCTGTGGGTGGCTTGCTGACAGGAACTGGCGGTAAATCCATAAATCGCTCGTTTATGTCCGGTGCGGAAGCAATCACTGACCCGTCTCAAGGCAAGGCATTCCGTGGCAATTTTACTGGAAAAGTTGATCCAGCAGAAGTCGTTTCTGACGCTAAGGACGCAATTTCTGGTCTTATAAAATCAAGGGGTGAGGAATACCGAGCGGAACTTGGCAAGGTTACGGGAACTTCGTCATTGCCGTTGTCGTACAATAAAGTTGACAGGGCGATAGATACGCAGATTAACAAATTCCACGGCAAGGTTCTTGACGAGTCCTTACAGCAAGTAGTCGAAACCGTCAGGGATCGCGTCGAACAATGGAAGGGTCTTCCTAACGTATTCCAATCTCCGTTGGGATTTGATGCGCTAAAAAAGAACATTGCGGACATCCGAAATCTTCCGGGTAATACCGACCAATTTGGAAGACTGACTAAGCAGGGAGCAGTTGTAAAGAACATCGAAAGGGCTATTACTGACACAATTTCGGATGCGGACCCAAAATATGCGAAGGTGATGGAAGCATACTCTAGCGCATCGGATATTATCGAAAATCTGCAACGGGAACTTAGTTTAGGACGTAACGCCAACGTCGATACCGGACTAAGAAAGTTGCAATCTGTACTCCGCAATAATGTCAATACAAGCTACGGACGACGAGAGAGACTTGCTACGTTCTTGGCGGACAACGGGGCAACAACACTACTTTCGGCCCTTGCCGGTCAGAGCATGAGCACTCTAATCCCTCGCGGTCTTGCGGCTCGTGCCTTGGCAGCAGCTCAGGCGTTCTTTGGCCTAGAGCACGGTGCGGGAAGCGAGCAACTGCTAAAGGCGGCGGGCGCCCTTACATTATCCTCGCCGGCTGTAGTTGGCGGCCTCGCGCATGGTGCCGGTATTTTATCGAGTCCGTTATATGCCGGCGCGCAGGCGGGTCGGCGCGTGGGTCTTGGGCCGGCTCGTCTCGGTTTGGGCGCCCGTGTTCTAAGTTCTACCCCTCAGTAGAGTCTTTGATCTGCTGAAACACGATTGCGGCGAAAAACGCTGCGACGAGAATCCATAGCAACATATCAGTTCCCCGACTTCATGTGAGGCCCCCTCGTGGCTCAACTCTACCCGTCAACGCCGGTCACCGGCTACAACGCCAACCCGCCGCCGGACGACGGCACGCAGGTTTCGACGAACCTTGAGCGCTGGTCGGATGTCAAGACCAAGATCGGCGACCCCCTCAACGTCTTTGCCGGTGCGGTCGATGGTAACTTAACTGCGGCTTTTGGCAAGACCCTTGACGGGGCTACGGTCGTATCCACCGGAACCACTTATGTCATGTCTGCGGCCGATCAGGGCAGGCTGATCGTGGTCACCGTAGCGGGCGTGGTTGTCACAACCCCCTCTGCCGCCGTGGTAGGGGCGCCGTTCACGTTCGCGATCAGCAACCAGTCGAACGGGACGATCACGCTGGACGGATTTGGCGCGCAGACGGTGGACGGGCTGACCGTACAGACCCTCAAGGCCGGCTCCGGGGCGGTCGTCAAAACGGACGGCAGCAACTGGTTCACTTTTGGCCTTAAGCCGGCGCAGCTTGTGTCGGTCAATCCGCCGTTCGGCTTCGATGTGCCGGTCAACTTGGGTCTGGTCGCGTCGGTCAACGCCGGCATTCTGACCGTTGCCATCAAGACCAACTCGGGCAACGATCCGAGTCCCGGCGATCCGGTCCTGATCCCGTACCGTGATGCGACGGTTGCCAACGGCGATCCGGTCTGGATTGCGATTACCGCGGCGCTGAGCATCAACACCAACGCGATCGGCGCAACGCTCCAAACACAGAATTCAACCCCGTTCCGGTTCTGGATTTGCGCATGTAACAATGCTGGCACTCCGGTTCTTGCGTTGTGGCATTCCGGTGTAGCCGCTCCGGTAGCAATAATAAGGCCGCTCGATGAATCCTCGTTGCAGTCGGCTACGGGCATTAGTGCGGCTGCGACATCGGCGGGCGTGTTCTATTGCCCCAATGGTACAACGCTTACAAACGTTGCAGTTCGTAAGATCGGATTCCTGGATTATGTGGCCGGTCTGGCGACAGCCGGTAATTACAACATCGCCCCGACGAAGCTGCAATTGTACGGCCCAGGAATACCAAGCCCAGGGACTGTGATCCAGTCTGCGGTATCGCTTAGTATAAATCCCGCCATCACGATTTCGAACGCCGTCAACGCTGTGAAGATTTTTTCCCACCTGACTGTTTCCCAAACCGGCACGGCAGCGGTTTTGGGGACGCTGACAACCACGCTCAAAAGAGGCGCAACTACTTTAGACACGGCAGTACAAAACATTTTTCTTAGTACAACACTCTCTTTAGGAGGTGTCGTTTCTCTTCTCGCTATTGACGCTCCTGGCACAACTACAGCTTCTTATGCTCTTGCTACCACATCAACAAATGGAGGGGCTATCGTTACAGGCCAGAACGCGACCATGCTTGACGAGATCATGGCATGAACCCAGAGGCGCCGTTTGACGGCCTGAACGAGCATTGGGAACCGCCGCCCGAAGAGCCGGTCCTGATATGGCCGATGCTGCTGACCTTGTTTGTCATCGTTGTCATAGGATTTGTCGTCTATTCCTGCTCGGCAGGCGCCCATGAAGTGCTATTCCAACACTGGCAACATCCGCACTACGGATGCGGGCAATGGACCCCGTGCTACGTCCGCGCTCTCTCGCGAGAGCATATGTCGGGGATGCCGAGGATCGTTAGCCGGAGTTATTGGACGACACGGAGATAATGCCTGATGAGATATGGCATCAAATGGCCGCAGTACGCCAAGGAATGGGACGAGATGGTCATCAAGCCATCCCTGCTCCCGGAATTCGAGGGTATTGCCAGGAAGATACTCGCCAGCAAAGCGCGCTATCAGTCGATCGAGGCTGCAACCGGGGTCAAATGGTATCATATCGGGGTAATTCATACCCGCGAGAGCAACAATAATTTCAGCACCTATCTCGGCAATGGGCAGTCGCTCAGCCGCGTCACAACCATCGTACCGAAGGGCCGCGGTCCCTTTGCTACGTTCGAGGCAGGCGCTATTGATGCTCTAAAAATTGATGATCTGACCAATGTCAGGGATTGGCGACTTGAGAAAATTTTGTATTTTTGCGAGCAGTTCAATGGCTGGGGTTCAGCTCTCAAGGGCATACCGTCAAGTTACATATGGGGTGGGACAAACATACAGCAGCCTGGAAAATGGATTGCTGATCACGTCTGGGACGGCAATTACATTGATACGCAGCCGGGTTGCGCGCCGATCCTCGCCACATTGGCGAAGATGGACCCGACAATCCAATTCGTCCGCGAGACGCCGCCGGTTGTGGCCACAGTAACGCCCCCTTTTCCGGTGCCCCCGATGGTTAAGACTTCGCCGATCTTTGGGGGATTCTGCATTCGCGGACTGCTGTCGGTCTTCGTGTCACGTGCCATGGAGAACCTGACTTCGGAGATCAATGCCAAATATCCCGGCAAGACTGCCCAAAATGTATATCCCGACCCGATGCAGGTCAGTGATCATGGCTACTGGTTCTCGTATTTCAGCAATGTGCCGTGGCTGACCGACCAGTGCGTCGCCATCCATCAGGCCGGAAAGAAGATCGTACTCATCGGTCATTCGTTCGGCGCCAGCGCAGCGATCATGGTGGCACAGGCTCTTGCGGTAAAGAGCATCGAAGTCGAACTGCTCTGCCCGATCGATCCAGCCGCGCAGTATCCCGCCTATCTTGTCATCCCGCCGAGCGTTCAGCATTGCGTCGGCTTCTTTCAGAAACAGCCGGGCGAGCTCGGGCAGGGCGTTGATGTCGAGGGCAAGGGCTGGACCGATGCGGAGTGGAAAGCTCGAGTTGTCCAATTCCAGCGCCAGGAAAGCCATCTGGCCATTGCCGACGACCCTTTCACGCATAACACGATACTGAACGCTATCAGGAACATGGTGGTGGCATGACTGCCAACATTCTCGCACTCCTTTTGACCCTATCCATCGTGGGGCTAATTGCCCTGCTTGCCTTCCTGGGCAAGACCGATACCGACACGTTCAAAATTCTGGTCGGCGGCCTGATGACGGTGGGGTTTACCAATGTCATCGGGTTCTATTTTGGCTCCTCGGCCGGCTCTAAGAGTAAGGATGAGGTGATCAGCTCGTTGGCAACCGGGACCGGAACGGGCGGTCCTGCCGCCGTTGTGGCGGCTGCCAAGGCTGCCGCTCCTGCCGCAGCCAAAGAAGCCGCACCGCCTGCCGCTGATGTAGCCGCACCGCCCGCGGCCGAAATCGCTGTCGAGCATGCGCTGGCCGAGCGCGACGCGGAACACAAGGCGTGACCTATCCGCACTACACGCTCACGCTATCTGGTCGCGATGCCCTGGTGTGTATTGCTGTCCTGCTTCTGCTCGGCGGCTTAATCGGATGGATCGTCAAATGAGCATCGAGGATATTGCGCTGCGGTTTGAGGGGCTTTCGGAGCAGCAGATTGCAGCGTTCCATGCAGCTTTGGCCGACAGTGTGCACACGGTCGCCAATATCAAAGCCATCATCGGCATTATCGAGGCTGAGTTGCCTCGCCTCAAGAAAACAGTGGCAACCGCCGAAAACCTCCTCGCCACCATCAATGCGAAGCAGAAACAATGGCAGGGATGACATACGCAACAGCCCGCACCGAGGCAGCCGAACTGGCGCTGGCCCTGCTGGATGCCGGCGAGGACAAGAATGACATCTACAGCGTATTTCTGCAAGTCGCGACGACGCTGCTGACGGTCAACAACCAAATGATCCGTGACGAACTCAGAAAGGCACTCAAATGAACTGGATAGCAGTTGTTGCTTCGTTCGTGCCGGCCCTGGTACAGCTTATACCGCAGATCGTATCTGCCTGGACCCGCTCGTCCGGGAACGGACTTGCCAAGGTGGCAGCGGTTGTTCAGGGAACGCCTGTCGCTACCACGCTGGCCGATATCGGCAGTGCGATGTTCCCAAAACTGAACCCCGAGCTGCACGCTGCGGCCGCGGCCCTCATTCACGCTCACCCAGACAATACCGCCTATGTGCAGGAGACATTGAATTTCCTCAGCTCCACCGGCTATATCACCATCAAGCCTATTCTGGTCGTTGATGGTGCATGGGGGCCAAAGACGAGCGCCGCCGTGGCAATGCTGCAGACTAAGCTCGGCGTGCCTACGACCGGTTTTCTTGCCGATGCCGAATATGCCGGCCTCTCGGTTCTGGTATCGAAGTTTGCCGGCGCGAACATCAACACGGCACTTGCGGCAGTCGTCCCAATGCCTGCGGCGGCACCAGCGCCGGTTCCGGCTGCTGCTCCAGTAGCATCAAAATAGCAGGAGGTTATCATGTCACGAGGATTACTGTTTTGGGTTATCTGGGTCATTTGCGTATTGATCTGGGCTGGCGTCAATTTCGGAGGTATGGGCGGCCAGTACGCATCTCACCTGGCCGGCGGCGGCGTGATCGAATTTGTCCTATTCGGTCTGCTTGGTTGGCAGGTCTTTGGACCTGTAGTTCACGGATGATGCGCCGCCACTATAGACGGCAAAAGCCGTTTGCATGAGGCACGGCAGCCACGTTCCTTATTGCCGTGTCGTTCGTCGCGTGGATACTGACGCAGACGAGTGTCAAGATTTGGCCAGGGCTATGATACATGAGCAATGAACGGCATTTGACAGCCGAAGAAACCCGCCACGAAATTGCGCAATTGAGAGAACTTCTGGAGCAGAAAATAAAAGCACTTGATGCGGTGATCAGCGCTCGCCTCGATGCGATGGACCGTGCACTAGTCCTGGCAGATCGCCAATCTAATCTTGCCGATCTAGCACAACAGTACGAGGACTTGGTGCATCGGCTCACCAAATTGGAGAAAAATAGTGCCAGAACGAAATACAGGAGTCAGTCAGACAGTAATTCCGAATCCTGATCCGAGCGCCATCACCGCAGAAGCGATCGATAGGCGTGTTAATAATGCCGAGCGAGTAATCAGTGCGCGTATAGACGGCATGGAAAAGGCCGTCGGCGTCTTTCAAGGCGACTTGACGCGAGTGCCGACGCAACTCGATCGCGCCATTGAGAGCTTACGCAGTTTGCTGGAGGCCCGCCAGGAGGGCGCCAGTGCGGTTATAAAGCAACGACTCGATGGCATGGACAAAGCCATTGAGCTGTTCCAGAAGTTTACTGACCGAACGCCGGAGTACGTCCGCGATCAAGTCACGCACTTACGCGAGTTGCACGAAGCCGGATTTGAAAGCATCCGCACTCAGTTCATATTGTTGAAACAGGCGACCGAACAACTCGATTTGGCGAACAAAACCGCCATCGCGGCAGCCTTGCAAGCACAGAAAGAAAGTGCTGGTGAGACGCAGAAATCGTCGCAAGCCGCTATTGCCAAATCCGAAAATTCGACATCGGAAGCAATCAAGGCGCTGACGACAACGTTCAATGCGGCGATTACGGGAGCGACCGATCGTATCAACGACCTGAAATCGCGGCTCGATCGAGGCGAAGGCAAGACTAATGTGACCGACCCGATGATGGAGAGTCGTTTTGCCGCCATCATGTCACGACTGGATTCAGTCACCACATCGCGCGATACTCATGCCGGTAGCGATGCCACAGCCGCTGTAAACAGTGCGAAGATGCTGGGCATCATTGCTATTGCGGTCGCCCTGGCGGTCGGTATCGGAGATATTGTCGTCCGTTTGGCTCATTGAATAAACAGCAAGGCACCAACTGGCCCGGCCGCAGCGATGCGCCGGGCTTTTTGTTGTTAATCGTTCCCGTCAACCTCATCCCAACCTTCGGGATGGAAATTTGCATCATATTTAGGGGCATCACCGAAAGCGGCGCGAGTATCGTCGCGCAGCGCACCGGTGTATTCCCGTTCGTGCAGCGTGTGCCAGCAATCATCGTGCCGTTTTAGGAGTGCCCGCAGCAGTTCGATTTCGGCCAGCAAGGCAACGATGTCCCCTTGCCGGCTATCCGCGTAGTTGACGAGGTTTTGTGTCTCGGGGGTCTCGGTACTTGTGCAGTCGCAGCCGCCATCACGAGTGACCGTCCCGCATGACTTACACCACATACGTTCTTGATTGGCCCGCAGCCGCTCGATCTCGTCGGCCTGCTCTTTCACACGATCGAAATAGATTTGCCGCAGTCGCTCGATCTCTGTGGCGGCTTCCTCCATTGTCTTACCCCACGGAGGGTTTAATCGACCTGCCCGCAACCGCTCTACGATGTCGGTCACGGCTTGGCATCCCTCCACATTTCAAGGGCTTTAATCGCCTTCTCTGCCAAACTCTTATTTTCGGCCCGCAGCCGCTCGATTTTGGCGGCGGCCTCACGTAATTTCACGCATAACTCAATGTTCTCCTCGGCAAGTTTATTGCCTTCCTGCCGTGCCCGCTCAATCTCGGCGACGAGCTGTCCCAACAATCCGACAACCTCGTATGAGGAATATGTGTCGCCGTGTAGCTCGACCACCTTACGTGCCTGCTCCACGATGTCGGTCATCGGTCTATCTCCGAGAGCAGGGAACTACTGTGATATTGGGTTTCCGGGTCCTCGTCGTTTCCGGCATCGCTCACATATTGCCGCGCCTCTTTGAGTAACGCCTGCAACCGCTCAATCTCGTCGGCGGCTTCATGGCAAGTTGGCCATGGTCCATCTTTCCTCCCCCGTCCCATTTGCCTCAGCCGCTCCACGATGTCGGTCATTTTTCCGCTCCCATAATTAGCTGTTAATTAGCCGGGTTTCCTTGCCGCAACATTAACCGTTAAGATAACAATGACTTAGCTCGCATATGCCAGTAACACGAAGTTAACCTATAAGACTTTTTCATGCTATTTCATCTCATTGGCTAATGGACTTTTCTTCCTATTCCATAGCCATTTAGCGGTTAAATGCCATTAACACCCGTTCCAGACAATTTCGCACGCATCGTTAGCCGGGCGTTAGCCGGACGTATATGCTCTATATTGTTCATCCCACTCACCATGCGGCATGAATAGGGGCCACGATTCCTGCGGCTCTAAATGACGCTGCTCATTCCACCAGCGGACAAACTCATCGATTCTTTGCTTTTCCAGGTCTGCCCACACGCCAAGCGCCATGTCATCCATTTGCTAAATACTCCTGCCTCGGAAGGGCGTCGATCCAAGCCTGCACCTCCCCACTGTCCCACCGTATCGGCGAATTCTCCCACGGCCCTATGCGGCGAGGAAGCGGGAACCTGCCCAGGCGCATCATGCGCCATATTGTCGGATAGCTGATACCTACCATCCGCAAAACTTCGGGGCGCGAAAGCAAGCGCGTTTCGGTCATGGCGCGGTAGCCTTGGCGATGGCGGTAGCAACGATACAAATAGGGGAATGTTTATGATCGTTCTCGGATTCCCCGTCCCACCCGAAACAGGCTGAACACCGACCGCGTACATCAAATTCCACTACTTTCAGCGCCTCCAGCAAATCCGGCGCGGCGGCGATCAGGCGGGCGTTGGCGATCCAAGAATCTAGGTCGCATTTCGGCTGCGCCAACCACGGCCCCGGTGTGTGCTTGCTCCCGCTCATCTCATTCACTCCATGAAAAGATGGAGCCGCATTTGCGCGGCCCCTTCGTGCCTACGTTGCCCGAGTGATGGGCTGTGGTTGTGTGCCTCACTCGACATTCGTCGCGCGTTGCTCGCGCCCGTCTGGTGCCTTTCATTTCCGCCGTAATCCGGGCCACGGCAGTAAAGCCCATCCGGGCGGTATCGCACGGAATTGTCATTGTTGATGTTCCTGATATGCCTGACATCCTGGACATAATCTCGATGGCGGATCGGCGAGGTAGATGCCGCAATTTTCACATGATATTGGCTTCAAATCGGATTTTCCGGTTTGTCCATGAGGCGACTGGCGAAGATTATCTGCCCCGCTGGCCGCATCAGAACGATCGTGTACAGGTCGCGCCATGACTTTGCCGTGTGCATCAGCCCGTTGTGTTCTGCTATCGCGGCACGTTCAGCAATGCTCGCGAGCTGCTGTTGCTTCTCATTCTCAGTCACCAAGGAATCTGATCATCTAGTGGCGGCGGGTCGAGTTCATCGTGTGTTTGTGGTGCCGGCGCAGGCGCGGCAGCGGGCTTGGGAATGCGAACGCGAATCGCTTCGACGGAATCGCCACGGAAGTCCACCATGGCCGGGAACAGGATTACTTCCTTGCCTTCCCACATATCGGTGTCATCGCCGTAGGCACTCGCAATTACCTTGCTATTTGTCTTGTTCATGACTAATCCCTTTGTGCCCTTTTTGAAAAACAAAACAGGTTTCTTGTCATCATCGCCGATAGTTTCCATCTCGACGCGATCAATCACGGCCTTTATTTGCCGATCCTGCAAATCCGCCGCTTTCAAATACTTACTCGGGAACGCCGCAGAAATTTTCATGGTGTCTCTCCTGGGCTGCGGATGCACGCCGTTTTTGTTGATAGATATTGGAGCAGGTTCTACAGATACGCGAGCCGTTTGGATTGGTATACAGATTATCATTCGTTAATTCATGACCGACATTACAATGTGTTTTCGGCTGATAAGCCCCTGTTCTTTTGCTTCTAATTCGGAGTTTCTTTGCAGCATCCCGCATATTTTCAGCTTGAGTGCCTAAAAATAAATGAGATGGTCGAACGCAGGCTGGATTATCGCAATGGTGACATACTCCCTGACCTACTGGAATTTGGCCACGGTAAAATTCATACGAAAAACGATGAACTAGTGTCGGCTTTTTATTGATCATGATACGCCCATAACCCTTTTGATCTTTTGATCCGCTCCATTCCCAGCAATCAATTCCTATTTGGACAAATCGCCAAAATCTCACGTTTGCTGGCTCACGTTTTCCTTGCATGTTATTTCACCAGTATCCTGAGCACGGGCTCAGCATTACTCAGCGCACAGCCTGGCACGTGCTCATGTGCCGTCAGTGCCGCGCCGATGCGCGTCTTATCGGGTTCGGTCTTGATGCGCAGAAAGTCCTTTGGGATTTCCTGCTCATTCACGATGACGACTTTCTGCCGACCGGCGCTGATGCTTGTGGTCGCCTCCGGCAGCTCTGCCTTGCGCAGCTCGGCCGTGTTCATGACCTTGCCGATCAGAGAGCGTAGCGCATGTTCGCGCCGCTCCAGCCGTGCTTTGCGCTCTTGCAACTCGCCAATGTAGTCGGCAGTGCCGCCCGCCAACGCTTTGGTTGAGCCGATCTTGCGCACAATACCGGACAGAAATTCAAAGGTATCGTCTGCCCTCCGATCATGTCCTCGCGCAAAATTTCATCTTCGAGGAGTTCGGGATACGCCAGCAACAACCACGTGATTTCGTTCTGTACGGATTTGACATCGAGGGCTTTCATACCGACCACCCGCTCTCGCGCTCCTCGTCATAGTCCTTCTGCAACTCCCAGCCATCGATCCACTCGTCTACAATGCGCTGTGCCTCGGGGTAGGTGTGTCCCAAGTCAATTAAACAGCGGATTGCGCCGAGCCGCGTGATGTGGCTGTTGCGCAGGTCCGTATAAATGCCCTGCTCGTTGTCGCTCATGCCGTGCTCCGTCCGATATCGTGACATGCGGCCTTGATGGTCAGCATGCCCAGGTCGGAATCGCAGTCAATCCAGCCGCACGCGCAGTAGGCGAACGTGAACCATCCGGCTTTCTGGAACCGCACCCGATGATCGTGGACGACCGGCTCAAGCTGCGGCTCGCTGCCGGCACCGGGGGATTTATTGTTCGTATTCATCGGAACAGCACACACAAAGCAATGATCCACACCGCGACCAATTCCATTGTGGTCATTGTCAGTAAATAGACGCGATACCAGTCAGCGCCGGGCGATTTGTGCGGGGCGGTCATGATTGAGGCTCCCGGCCCGCAGCAGGCCAAGGCCGGCCCGGGGGACGTGGCACAGCGGGATGGTTCTGTGCCGTCACCGGCTTGGCGGTGCTGCTGCGGGCCGGAACTGGAAAGGAGATGAGGGTTGACATGGCCGCTCCCGAATGGTGGGAGCAATATAGTTCGCAAATCGCGAACACGTCAAGCACAAAGTTCGCAGGACGCGAATTTATTTTGGGGGAAAGATTATGCTGCGGTGCGCCGCATTTTCCGCAGGAGTTTTGTCATTCCTGGGTCAATATCGCCGTCGATGATCCAATCCAGCCGCAGGCGGAACCGTCTTTTTATCGCCTGGGCAACTTCGGTAGTGATCGGTCGACGCCCCTTTTCAAAGGGATTGTAGACATTCCGCGCAACACAGATTTCTCGGCAAAAGTCGGCTTGGACCTCATAGCCGAGGGCCAGGCGGGTCTCCCTTAGCCGCTTGCCCTGTTCCTCGAGGTGGTTTCCCATAAGGGATATTTCAGCATTTTCCCCGCCCTCAGTCGTTTCGCGATTTGCGAACGCTTGACTTGTTCGCAGACTGCGAACTATATTACCGCCCATGTCCGTTACGGTGGATTCAGCAATCGACGATTTGGGGGGCACCGGCGCCGTAGCCGCGGCTCTCGACTTGCCCTTGTCAACAGTCAGCACTTGGCGTGCTCGACGCTTCATTCCGGCCCGCCGGTGGCCGGACATCGTGCGGATCGCCGCCGAAAAGTCCTGCAGCCACATCACATTTGATGCTTTGGCGGCCTTGCAGTTCGAAGCCGACCTCAACGGGGCCGAAACATGCCCCTGAAACCGCACCATATCGCCCATTCTGTCCTCCCATGTGGGGAGGCTGGCCGCGTTTGCAGCACTTTTCGGTCGCATCCCCGCTTAGATTGTGACAGGGGTTCGACACAATACAACCTACACTTTGTAACAATTTGTAACGTGCGTGAGAGGGTGTCATGCGTAAATCAGCGGGGAAGGCTGCGGACAAGTCAATCCGCAGCAGCGAACATCTGTGCGGCCAAAAATTCGGCGTGGTCGCAAAAGCGATCTGGCCAGAGAAAACAGCCTTTGAATTGTCGGCACTTACGGGCGCATCCTTGCGTGCCTGCGAGTATTGGCTGGCCGGTCAGCGCCATCCGAATGCCGCTGCGATCCGCGCGGTTCTCAACGAAATTCTGTCCTGAATCTTCGAATTGTAGGGTGGAGCAGCGGCAGCTCGTCTGGCTCATAACCAGAAGGTCGTGGGTTCGAGTCCCACCCCTGCAACCAACTTGTATGCCCGTTGGCTCGCTTGCCGAGAACGGCATGGTTGCGAAACCCCGCGAGTTTCGGCGCCGGAGCCGTCCTTTCGCTTGGTCCCCCGATTGATGCGGATGGGTGAGCGGCTTCGGCGCCGATCCTGATTAGTTTGTGTTGCAGTGCGTGCTGTCTGTCCCGGTCCACCGGAGAACTGCGCATGCACGGCACCAACCGTCCGCCATTCACCGCCGACGACATCCAGGATGTCAGCGGCCCAAGCTGGCCGCGGCATACGCAATGCGCATGCAATCCCGGCTGCATGAGTTGCGCGCCGTCGTGCCGTAGCAGCGGGCCGGATAGGCCGTTTGGATTGCCCGCAGACAGTGTGGAACGTCGCGATTCGCTTGGGCGGCGTATTCGCCAAACACCTGAATTCACGCTTGAACAGATGGAGCGGATCACTCGGTACTATGCCGAGACTCCCGCATGGCAATTCGACCTATCAGAACTCGCCAAAGAAATAGGCAAAAGCCGCCACAATATCTGCCGCTATGCCCGTAGAGCGGGTTTGACCAATTTTAGTCGGCTGGCATCTGATAAGCAGAAGGCTGCTAAACGCCGCCCGCTCTCTGCAAAACACCGGCAGGCACTGCGCAAACCCAAGTGGCAAGACAAGCCGCATCCCCGCGGTATGGCTGGCAAGAAACACACCGATGCGACCAAGGCTCGCATTGCGGTAGCTTCCAAGACCGAATGGGCTACGCAGAAAACGTTCGGTGGGCCATTGGTATCGGAGGAGGCTTCGCATCTTCGCAGTGAACGAATGCGCGCTGTAATGGCACTTAGGCCGGCGCATAAAAATTACACCAATAGAAATGGCGGCCACAGGGAAGATCTTAACGGGCAATATTTCCGGTCATCCTGGGAAGCTAACTACGCCCGATATTTGAATTTCCTGATCAAACTCGGCGTGGTCGAGCATTGGAAATACGAGCCGGATACCTTTTGGTTCAAGGGCATCAAGCGCGGGGTGACCAATTACAAGCCGGATTTCCGGGTGAAATTCAAAGGCGACGAAAAACTCGTTTACGTTGAAGTCAAAGGCCAGATCGTCCCAAAAGACAAGGTGAAGTGGCGGCGGATGAAAAAATACTATCCGCAGATCATTTTGCAGATTGTTGCGTCCAAAGAATACTACGACATTCAGAAAAAATGGTCATCGGCTATCCCGACTTGGGAAAAGAAAGCTCCGTTCATTCGGAGTGCCCGCCGATGAGCGACCCCTTCGCCGACCTGCCGCGCGGGCATTTTGCCGCCATTTTAGCGGACCCTCCTTGGCCATTCGCCACTTGGAGCCACAAAGGACAGGGCAGAAGCGGAGAAGCACACTACAGCACGATGAGCCACGCCGACATAGAAGCCCTACCAGTGGCTTCCGTGGCGGCTCCTGATGCCGCTCTGTTCGTGTGGGTCGTTCAGACGCAAATCCCGGAAGCCGTCAGACTGGTGGAAGCATGGGAGTTTACCCTCAAGTCGCTGGCCTTCCTGTGGGTCAAAGGCGACGGGCTTCCAATGTTTCCCGACGATGTTGTGACTCAAATGGGCATGGGCAAATGGACCCGCGCCGAAACCGAACAATGCTGGCTTGCAACTCGCGGTAGCCCAAAGCGCCTAGCGGCGGATGTCCGGCAAGTGATGGATCAGCGGCGCCGCGAGCACAGCCGCAAGCCCGACTGCGTACACGAGCGCATCGAACGGCTGGTAGCCGGCCCATACCTTGAGCTGTTTGCCCGCCAGCGCCGCCCCGGCTGGACCTGCTGGGGCAATGAGGTAGGCAAGTTCGACCGGCCAACACTTGAGGCCGCCGAATGACCCGCACATTCCGCTTTGTCCGCTGGCATCGCCTGCCCGACTACCTACTGCTCGGATGGCTGCCGGTTGCCGACCTCGGTCACCCGCATTCGCAATACGTCACGCTCTGCGAATGGCTGTGCGCTTGCCCCTGCAAGGAGCCGATATGACAACCTGGACCGAGGAACGCACGACACAATTCCTCGACCTGTACGCGCAAGGGCTGTCGCACCGCGAGATCGGGGCGGCGCTGCATGTCAGCCGAAATGCCTGCATCGGCAAGGCGCAGCGAATGGGGCTGGAAAAGCGCCGTCCAGTGCGACAGCCGAAGCCGTGGGTGGCTGCGGGCGTCCATGAACGCACTTGGCAACGGTGGCAGGCAAAGGCGAATGGGCGAGATCCGCAAGCCCGGCGCGGGCCTCAGCGGCTTACCCGGTACATCGATGAGCGGATCGGATCAGACGGCATCGATCATATGTTCAGCACATGGGCATCCAAGCCGTTCGTGCTTGACGAGGTGCGGTTCGCGGCCGATCTGGCCGCCGCTAATCCAGTCTCACTCGTCGAGCTGCAAGCGCATCATTGCCGCTTCCCGGTTGGTGAACCGGGCAATCCAGCCGAACCAATGATGTATTGCGGCGCAGCAAAGTGCGGGGAAGATTATTCTAGCTATTGTGCGGCGCATCACAGGATCGCGTTTGCGTGAGGAGGCCCGGCATCATCATGCCGATTGAGCCGGTAAAGGCGTGCGACCGTGTAAGGCGTGGGCGAAGCGCGGGGAACTTACCGCCAAAAGCGGCTTCCGACCCCCACTGTTGCGGCTTGTCGGGCAGTGGAAAGCCATCGACCTAAGAACGGCAATGTAATGCGTAAGCCGGGCGACTGGCCCACGATATAGGGCATCGATGGGAATAGCGCGAAACAAGCACCTCACACGCATGGCTACTACGGTAGCCGGGTTTTGCGGAAGCGGAAGTATGTCTGATGAGCAATAAATTTGAACTGACAGAGAACTGGCAACCAACACTGACCGACTTTCGCTACGGGGAAAGTCTCGGTCTGTCGATGCGGCAGATGCACGATTGTTTCGAGGAAATGCGGCTGTGGGCATTTGCAAATGCAAATCGGTCTGTGGCTCGCAAATCTAATTGGAGCATGGCGTTTCGTAGCTGGATGTGGAGACAAGCAAAGGAAGAACGCAATGCAGCAACAAGTCCAACCATGGCGGCCTTCGACCGGCTTATCGCCCGAGCAGAGGAAATTGAAGGCGATGGAAGTCCTCCGATGCGCGATATCACACCGTGAAGCGAGCAAAGCGGCGAAAGACCTCGTCGGCCTCTGGCCACATGCACGGCCGGCCGATCCCGACACTTACGCAGCAGGGATTGCGGCTGTACTTGCTGGCTATCCCGCTGGAGTGGTCCAAGAATGTTGTGATCCCCGGACTGGTCTCGCGCGTTCGCGTGAGTTCCCGCCGACGGCTGCGGCCGTAGTTGACTGGTGTGATGCGCGCGTCGTCCATCACCAGCGGTGGGCGGCCTATGTGCCGGTGAAGGTTACGCGGCAATATGACGGCTCGGAATTGCTCCGCGAGGAGTTCAGCCCTGAGCACCGCAAGACGATGCTGGAGCGGCTGCAGGGGCTCATGGAGCCGTTTCGGCGCAAGCCCCAGCGTGAGGCCGCCGAATGAGTATGGCCGTGCCCAAAATCATCAGCCGCAAGGAAGCGATGGCGCGCGGGTTGAAGTGGTATTTCACGGGGAAGCCGTGCAAATATGGGCACATTTTGAAAAGATCAACAAGATATAAAAGATGTTCTCGTTGTCATTCGATAGAACAAAAACGGAGTTATATAAAGGCAATTTCTCAGGGAGGTGAGCAATTTCGGCAGCAGCACAACAAAAAAAACAGGGAATGGCTTGCCAAAAATCCTGAATACCCTCGTGAATGGCGAGCCAAAAATCTCGAACACCACAAAGAGAAGTGTCGTGAATACAAGATGTACGGACCTAAAAACCCAACGGGAGAACTACAATGGCTAAGAAAGGCACTGGCATTCAATCGACAGGTAAAGCGCATGCTAAGGAGTCCGCAAAATGCTTGGAAATTGCCGAGCAAGGTATCACCACAGCAAAACAGTACGCGCAGATGATGTCGGCGTTGATGACTGACCTCATCGTCGGCTCGATAACACCGCAGATTGGTAACGCGGTCTGCAACGCTGGCGGCAAGATGCTCAAGGTCGTGGAACTCCAGCTCAAGTACGGCAAGACCTCTACTGACGGATCGTTGCCGCAGTTGAAGATGATAGATTGATTCGCAAAGGGACCATATCGGCGTCGCAGCGGCTGGTTTGTACGACGGCCGCTGCGCGCCGTTACCCGCGTGCCGAAGAACTACCTGCTGATCCGTGCTCAGCATCGGCAAAAGTGGATGTCGGAAATTGAATTTCTAATACAGGCCCAAACCCTGGAAGTTATCACCGCAGACCAACGCCGGATGCTGTTCCCCGATGCTGCAATTTGACGAGCCGCGCCGGTGGTATGTGCTGCTCACGGAATCCGAGCGCAAGGCGGCGGTGTGGCTGGAGCGTAACCGGTATCTGCCGTACTGGCCCAAGTACAGCGGCCAGGAGAAGCTGGCTCGAGGTCGTCGTCGCGCGTGCCTGCGCTCGGTAATTCCAGGGTATATTTTCCTTCCGTTGGCCAACGGGTCTGACCCGGACTGGAAACACGTTTTGGGCACGCCAGGCGTGCGCGAGGTCATCCGTGACGGCGACCATACGCCGATATCCATCGGCGACCACGAAATTGAGCGTATCCGCATGATCGAAGCGGCGCTGAATGCCTCGCCGGTCGCTGCAGCCGCGGGTATCCCGTTCAAGGTTGGCCAACGTGTCCGCGTTCGCAGCGATATGTTGTGGCAGTGGCAGGGTCAGATACTCGATATTGACAAGTCAGGTAAAATCAGCATAGAGGCTGACCTGTTCGGGCGCCGCACCAAGGTCGTGCTGCCGGTGTCTGAGATCGAGGCGATTTAGCTCATGGCGCTGCCTGGGCCGTCCGGGTGCAACCAAGCGAAGTCACTCGGCGGCGGCCAACTCGCCGCTACAATCGGGCGTTTGCCCGTAGCCACGCAATTCAAAATCATACATGGCCAATGATCTCAGCACAAAAACCTGCTGCGTGTTCGATAATGGCCTCTTCGTATCGCTTGCGGAGACGCTGAGCGCGTCCTTCGCTACGACCTACTACCATTCGCCCTGGGAAGCCGGGTTCCCGCGCTCCAACGCTACGATACTCGGCGAGGGAGTTCCGGGTGTTCATCGCCTGAACAGTATATGGCCGGTGCTGGACGATATCGACCTGTTTGTGTTCCCGGACATCTTCCACGGTCCATTGCAGGCATATCTGCGATCGATCGGCAAGCGCGTGTGGGGCTCAGGGCTGGGCGAAAGCCTGGAGATGGTCCGCGGCCAGTCCAAGCGGTGGATACGCGACCTGGGGCTTTCTGTGGGCGATTACCGGGTCATCTATGGGCTGAACGAGCTGCGCCGGCATCTCCAGCGGCACGATAACCAGTACGTCAAGATCAGCCGCACCAGGGGTGATTTTGAAACATTCAAAAGTATCAATTATCAGCTTATCGAGCCTCGATTAGACGAATTGGAACATAAGCTTGGCGCAAAAAAGCATATTGCCGAGTTCCTTGTCGAGGAGCATATCGAGGCTAGCGCGGAATTTGGGTTTGACGGATTCACAGTTGATGGAAGCTATCCGTACCGCGCTCTATACGGAGTTGAGACGAAAGATGCGGGGTATGTCGGACAAGTGGTTCCGTACAGCTCGCTCCCGCGTTCGCTCGGCTATGTTAACACAAAACTATCGCCTCTCTTCCGCGACCTCAAATACCGCGGATTTTTCTCGTCGGAAGTCAGGGTTGCCGAAGACGGTACGCCGTACCTGATCGACCCGTGCTGCCGTATGGCCAGCCCGCCCGGTGAGCTATATCAACTCATTGAAAACCTTGCAGAAATCCTGTGGCACGGCGCCGATGGCGAGCTGGTCGAGCCGGTCTGGCCGTTCAAATGGGGCGCCCAGCTCATCCTCAAGTCGGACTGGGCCGAGCACGGATGGCAACCTATTGATTACCCTGAAGAATTGGGGTTTCACGTGAAACTTCACTATATGACTGTGATCATGGGCAAGCGGTATTACGTGCCGCAGGCGGTGACCATGCCGGAGATCGGGGCGGTAGTGGCCGGCGGTGACACGAAAGAGGCGGCCATCAAGGCCGCCCAGGACATCGCCGAGCAGGTTAAGGGCTACGACGTGACGTACAACATTGCCGCGCTGGAAGAGGCTGCAACGGGTATGGAGAAGCTTAGCCGTGCGGCGTAAGATCAGCGATAAAGCCCTGAACGATGCTGCCGACGGCCTGCCGGACCTTACCGAGCAACAGCGGAAGTTTGTCGAGGGTGTGCTGATGGGCAAGACGCTGATCGACAGCTATCGTGCGGCCTACGACTGTTCGAACATGCTACCGAACTCGATCTGGTGCGAAGCATCGAAGCTCCGTTCGCACACAAAGATCGCCCAATGGGTGGCTGCGGCTACAAAAGCCCATTTCGGCCTGACCAGCCGCACCAGAGAACAGCACATCGCCAAGCTGGCTGAACTTGGTGCCATCGCTGTCGAGACCGGCAACGTCGGTGCCGCGGTCCAGGCCGAACAGCTCATCGGCAAGGTCGAGGGCCATTATACCGAGCGCCTGAATATCAGCGTCACCGACCCGCTGCAGACACTACGCGAGATCGCACAGTTCGCACCGGAGCTCGCTGCCAAGCTGGCCGCCGACCAGGGCATCGAATGGCAAGAGACTCAGCACTGATGCCGACCGACGAATGGACCGCGGACGAAGCCGACCCGTATCAGCAGCCAGATGATCCCGATAACTGGCGTGATGAGGCAGAGGAATGACGTACAACAGCAATCCAAACTATGACGAGCTGCTTATCCACACCGAGCGCCACGACATCAAAGGATGGCTGCTCAAAGCCGCCCAGGAAGACGACGCGCAAACCTTGCTCGAGGCAATCAACCGGCAGCCGCCGCACCGCCTGGCGCGCAAGCTGGCAGAGCTGTTGGCGAAGTAGAAGCCGTGACACAGCGTCGAGGGACTATGCAAATCAGTAAATCCGTGCTAACGCGCGAGCGTCAGCAAGAAAATAAGAACGCCCTTGGCGTGCTTCACCCGGAGCAGCGACTAGCTGCGATGGGTAGCTGAGCAGACCAGCAGCATGGATAAGCTGCGAGGCTCAGGCTCGACATTCTCCACCAGCGGCAAACACTGGAAGCCATTCCAGCACAATCCCAAAATCACCCGCCGCAATGCTCGTCTGCGCCGACTGCAGCGCAAAGGCCTCACACCAACCAAGGCCGAACTTGCAGCAATGACTGAGGCAGCCGTGGCCGGTCAACCAATACCGCAACGCTGACCAGATACAGATTGAGCATGGCCAACACAGTGATTTGAGCTGTTGCCAGCTTGTGTGTGTGGCCATCCAAACGGCAGCTAGCCTCAGCGAATCACCTGCTGACAGCAGCTTAGCCCCGGCCTGGGATGCCCATGGTCTTCCCAGCACTAGCCTAAGCTACACTAGCACTAGATATATCAATAGCTTATCTGCTTACTCATGCTATGTATGGGCTAGTGTGAGCGGGCAAAGGGTGGCCAGGGGCGGGGGTGGGCACCACCCCGGTGCCCTGCTGATGCGGTTGCAATACCCCGTCCATCATCCGGCCAAATCCAAACATCACTAAGGCATTGATATTGCTGTACTATCCCTGCGCAGGGCGGTTCGCCTGGTGGCGGGCTACTGCATGGCTGTGGAACCGGGCACAAACATCACTAAGGCATTGATATTACTAGTGAAAGGTGGTAGTGCACATTTGGGGATCACACGTTCGGTGATCTTAAATGAGGGGTGCGTCGCTCTGAACCCAATGTTGAGGCAAGGTGCCCATGCGGGTGGAAGGCCCGCACTTATCCACATGTATTGATAATGCACTGCAACATGGAGCAGCAGGGATGGCATTACTGAAGCAGGGCAATTTATTGTTGAATTTTGCCAATAAGTTGCAGGAGGCTGCGAGTGTAAGGGATTTGAACGCGGCAATAATAGCAAGGCTGACGGGTGTTCCTTGCTCCCCTGCCACTGTTGAGACTGATAGCGATTTCCGCAATCCGAATGTGCCGGTTAATGGCGCGGGAGGTAGGTCATGAAGGGCAAGGGCAGTCATACGATTAGGCCGAAGATGGTGTTGCAGCGTGGTCGGCAGGCGGCTGTAGCGCGGTCGGCGTGGAAGTCTGAGGGGCACAAGCGGCGTACTGGGACGGCGCGGCAGGGTGGGAAGCGTGGGCGGTAAGCGGTTTGTTCTAGCGGCGGCTTTATGTTTTGCGGGGGTGCTGCCGGCTGGGGCGGTTGGGGTGAACTGCGCGAGTGTTGTCATCCAGAAGGGTTCGGCTTGCCAGTATTTGTCGAGCTCGGGTCCGTTTCGCGCTTGCATGGTGGACAGTGCGGGTACTGGCAGCACGTGGAACCTGATGGTGATCAGCGGGTCGCATGCCTGGGTTTCGGTGCTCAATGTGCCGAACGACCAGACGCAGTTGATGAACAATTCGTTTGCGGTCATTTCCTGTCAGGTGCCGTTCTGATGGAGGTGGCATAGCTATGGTGGGGCATACGCATTCGGGGACGACGTCGGCGATGGGGCGATCTGGGATGGAGAAGCTGACGGAAGCGATTGCGAGGAGTTTTGTTGCATCGCAGCGGGAGTGGGAGTTTTCGGGGGAGCTGCATGAGCAGCATCGGGCGCGGGCGCGGGAGATTGTGGCTGCGGTTGAGGCGGCGGGTTTTCGGATTGTGCGGAAATGAGCGATCCGGCTGCGATAGTTCAAAAGTGGATGTTGGCGCTCGCTGACAAGATCGCTGATCAGGCAGACGCGAGTGCTGATGGATTTAGGGACGTGGCGGGCGATGTTGCGTTGCGTTCTTTTGCTGCGTCGATACGAAATGCGAATGCGGCGCACGGTTTCATCCCTGAAATGCTGAAACACTAAGTGACGCCAAGTTTTTTCTTTGCCACGCCATGCCATAGCAACATCACGGTTCAATATTGCCGTTCGGCACTGGCGTTGACGAAAGAGTTAGTGCAAGCGGGCATAGAGCACGAGTGGGCAATCCATCAGGGCTGCAGCATAATAAGCATTGCAAGAAACTTATTGGTGCAAAAATTCCTTGATGGGAAATGCAATTATCTGTTCTGGATAGACTCCGACATTCGTTTTGAGCCGGACGATTTTGCCAAAATATACCGTCTCGATGCTGACATAGGCGTCGGCGCCGCTTCCACGCGAGCGGAAAAGCGGCTCATCAATATGTGGAAGGGTGGCAAGCGGCTGGCAAGTTTGGAGACGCTATCCGGTCCCATCGAGGTTGACTATGCGGGAACGGGGTTCATGGCAGTCAAACGCGAGGTGATCGAGGTTTTGTCGCAGTCATGCGGAGCGTTCATGGCGAATGACGATAGGGTTTCCGCTCTGTACATGACGCCGATTCACGATGGGGAATTTGAGGGCGAAGATCATTTCTTTTGTCGGATTGCGCGCGAAGCCGGGTTCAAGATAGTGCTCGATCCATCGGTACAGGTTGGTCATGTTGGCCAATGTGAATACAAACTCTAGAGGTTGAAATGACAATTTATCACCCGAAAGTCGGCTTTGACATTCAATCTGTTACGTCGGCCGGAACGGATGCGGCGAGCGCAACAGTTATTACTATCAATGTCGGGGAAACGCTGATCTTTGTTACCGGCTCTGGCGGACCCGATGGAGTTTTGATGCCGGACATGGACATCGGCAATGAGGTTGAACTGAGACCGGTCAGCAATCAGTGCCGCCTCTACCTTCCTGGGGGGGCCACTCTTAAGGGGCTCGACGGAAGCACTATTACGGTCGCTATTTATGTTCAGGCTCAGAGTGCTGGCGGCGTAGGAACTCAGCTTATCAAGAGCAATACATCAGAGTGGCGAATCAACATCTAAGGCAACACAGGAGGCTTAGGCCATGGCCTACACGGAGCAGGACGTTGATCGGCTGATCATGGAAGTTGGGATGATGAAGGCGAAGCGGAAGGCGGATTTGATGCATCCGCCGGTCGTGGTGGTTCCGTACATCGGAACCGACAAGGACAAGGCGCCTGCCGTACCGGATGCCGATGTGGCGGCGGAAATGGAGATGGCCGAGCTGGAGCGGGATAGCCCGTCAGTGGCGTTTGAGAAGGACACGTTCGGCTTGCGGTTGCGGATGCGCGACCCGCTCACTGGCAAAATTCACGTGATTTGCCAGCCAGAGGAGGATGGCAAGCCGGAGAAGTTCATGACGGCGAAGGCGGTGAACGACCTGCTGGTGGCGGGGCGGAAGCCGGTGCTGGAGAAGCGCAGGGCGGATGCGGTGGCGGCGAAGGCTGCGGCTGACAAGGCGTTTGCGGAGGCGAACAAGCCGGTGCCGGTTGCGGTCCATGGCGGGCCGGTGATGACCCCGGCCGGACACTAGGAGGCGATCATGGCGGAGAAATATGCGGGTAGCGTGCCGCATCATGCGGGCCGGTCGTGGAAGATGGCGCCGTGCGACCAGTATGAGGGGATAAAGCCTACGGTTTCGTACAATGACCCGCTGGCGACGCCTACGTCTGTGGTGGCGGCAAGGTCAACGCAGCGGACAGCGGGGAAGCCGGTTCTGGACTGGAACCCTGGGCAGTTTCCGCAGAGCGGCAGTCCGGCGACGCGCAGGGCCGGCGGTGGTGGGAGGCACAAGTAGTGCCGTTGGTCTGGAAAGATGGCCGCAAGGTTGAAGGCACGATGGAAGAGTACATTGCTCAACTGCGTGCTGTCGCCGACAGGATGGACAAGCGGTTCAGCATTTTTTCGGACGAACGTGGCTTAATTGGAGACTTTCTGCGGGGTGCGGCAGACCAGCTTGAAAAAGGAGCATAGCGATGCTGTACGATCCGAAGTGGGGAAGGCCGTCGCTTGCCGGCTTCAAGGTGTGGCTCGAGCGGCAAGACCCGAACGAGACGTTCTGCTATTCCGACTGCGATGGCTGTGCGGTGGGGCAGTATCTGACCTCGATCGGTATGCGCTGGCGAACGATGGACGATCCGGTCATGCTGAATGCGCTCAACATGTTTGCCTGCCGGGCAGCCTACGGCAATGACACGCCGACCTTCGGGGCGGTGCTGCGCGAGATCGAGCATGCCGAGGCGGGGCCGGCATGAAAGCCTCGCGCAAGGTCATACGGTCAATGGCCAAGACCTATGAGCCGAAGAAGGGATGGGGCCGCGCCGTCGGCGCATCTGGCGGTTCCAAGCCCGGTACGGTTGCCAAGACCGTGCTGAAGAAGACCATGCGGGGGAAGAAGAAGCCATGATCTATGCCAAGGAGATGGGCAAGTCATTGGAGAAGATAGACGCTCTGGTCAAGTTCATATCGGGAGAGCCGGATGAACTGCTCAGAAAGCATATGTGGATGCAAATGCTGGTTTGTGCCCCGGAGCGGATTGTGCACTCGTATTCGGATTATTTGAAACGGAAGGCCGCTTCATGAAGCGCATTCTCTCTATCGCGGCTGCCGTAGGGCTGCTTCTGGGCTGCTGTGGGTTAGCCGCTCCGCCAGCCCGCGCGCAATACTTCATGGAAGTGGCCCCTGGAAGCGTGGAAAATGCGATCAATCCCACTATCCTCCTCCGGGACCGCCAGGTATCGGCGCTCAATACGGCGGTATCGCTCACTTACGACATGCGCGGGATCGTCAATGCTCTGGCGATTGTCGCGGTGTGTTCGGCGGGGACGGCGGCCTTGACCGTGTCCGGCAGCTCGGACAACATCAACTTCATCGCCATAGACACGATTACCGCGGCGGCGACGCAGGTGAAAAACTACAACAGCAGCACGGTCGGGGCGACGACGGCGGTTTCGCCGCTGGCGTTTCGCTGGGTGCGGATTTTGGTCGCCACTTGTGGCGTAGGCAATACGTCAACGCTCACAGTGGCCGGCAAGTAACGGTCGGCGTTGCGTCGTTTGCCGGGGTTCTGCCTCAAGCAGACACCCTCCCCCGGCAATAGGGCGGCAGGGCTGCCAGTCCCACCCCGACACCCGGCTCTGCCGCCCACCTTTCCCCGGCTCTTTTCTCCTCCTTCGCGCCATGAGGCGCACAAGGCAGCGCAACATAGGAGATCAACATGGCGCGCTATGCAGTGTCCAACCAGAATGCGGCTTCCCCGATCAGCTTGACCACGACCTACAAGACCGAGGTGGTGGCGACTGCTGCCACCGGCGCGACCACGCTGCGCCGCGGCTGGATTGACGAGGTCGTTGTCGGTGCGGATGGTGTTGCCAACGCCACGGATTGCCAGATCGTCTGGGACTGGTCGGTACAGACTGCGGTCGGTACGGTCGTTGCCGTCGTTCCGCAGCCCACACCGGACGGCTCCGATGCCGCCGCGCTGCTGGTCTATGGTGTCAATGCTACGGCCGAGGGGACAATTACGGCAAATTCGTCCCTTCTGGCATTCGCCACCAACCAGCGGCAGTCGCAGCGCATCCAGTACGCCGATTTCCGGCTCACCCCGCTGATCATCCCTGCGGTCAACCTCAAGGGCATCGCAGCGCGGGCCAAGTCCACGACCTATGCCTCGACCGCAGTGGTGCAGGAATACGTGGTTGAATGAAGGTTACCGGCTGGACTATCTGCAGCAATAACGGCTCCGATCGGCCGGCCTACGAAGCCGACCTGTTGGTCTGCCGCCACTGCGGGAAGACCGTGTTCATGTGCCACAGTATTACCAAGGTGCCGCTGCCGGCTTCTGCGGTGGCGGAACGGTGCGGGTGCTGCGATCAGCCGATCTGCGGGCGCTGCAAGGAGAAGATGCGCAATGGCGCCATCTGCTCCTACTTCCGCGACCGTATTGATGCCGAGGAAGCTGCTCATGCCCAATACAGGAAACTAGGCGCATGGTGATGAAGTGCCAGCATGATCCGGTCGAGCAGACCCGCGGCAAGATGGGCGAGGCCGACTATTTCGATGTGTTGGAGAACGACACCCAGGAAGCCTTCCTGCATCGGGTGCCGAAGCCGTACCACGAGAACGTGGAGATCGACCAGGGCAATGCCGCTGATGTCCGCATCATCTGCAAGAAATGCCACATGACCACGGGCTGGTCCAAGGCGGACGCGCCGGGCATGCCGGGCGCTGGCCTTCTCTGGCTGCGGCAGCGGTGGGCCGCGATGACGAAGGACTAGGGCCGTGGCTTATTATACGGCGTTCATAGCCGCATGGAATTCGGCCACACAGCCGCCGGCCGGTGTGACGGGATTGCCGCTGGCCGGGACGACCGCGCAGAAGCTCGCGCTGTTCAATGCGTGGACGGTCACTGGAGTGGTGCCGACGACGCTGCAAGTTACCGGAACGCAATTGCTCAA